CTTGACGCATGCACCTCCCCCTATTTTCTTGTATTTTGTCTCTTTAAGATAATCTTCTTCTTTATCACAAATTATTATGCTGAATTTATCAGGATAATATTTGTATATATTATAATTCTTTTTAAGTTGTTCAAATGTTTCTTGTGATAAGAAATCTACAGTATTGTCGCCTGTAGTCAAATCTAAATCTACAATACTGTCAACTCTATTCAAAAAACGATCGCGAGGCACGCCCCCACATAGATATGGTTTTGATGAGCCTATATCAGTTTGTACTTCTAGTATTTTTTGCAGCAACTCTTTGAGCTTCATTTGTCCTTTAAACGACTGGAGGTGCTGGTGGTTTGGCTGGCACAATAGGCGCTACTGGAGCCTCTAGTGTTGGGGCTTCTAAATCTTCTGAAACCTCAATATCTGGAGTCTCTTTAGATTTTTGTTCTAAATCTTTATTCTCTTGTTCTTTTCTTAATTCTTTGCGAGCTTTTTCTTTATCAGAATCTGATTGTAATTTATTTTTAATAGCAGCTACATCAGGATTTGGCTCAACTTCAGTTCCTTGCAAATCAATATCATGAGTCACCATTGCTCCACGTAATTTAGATATAATATCTTCAACACGAGTAGAGATATAGTTATTTGATTCTAATGCTTTATTTGTTGCCTCTGAAAGAGAAGGGAAAAATGATGCTAATCCCAAACTATCAAGCATCATATCTACAATAGATAATTGTCTTGGAATTTCACGAGTCTTGAAAACTTTAGCTAAATCTTCTAATTTAGCCACAACATCATCTACTTTAAGATTTTGAAATGCAACATCAATCTTAGAATCAAAAGAGCTTTTAGTATCTGTTGTATCTGGATCTGCAAGATTTTCAGGCTTGGCAGACTCATCTTCACTTATTTCAATTGCAGGGGCGTCAGTTATTGGTTTAACATCTTCAACTGGTACTGGTGGCGTAGGAGCAGGAACAGGCGGGGCAGGAGGAGCGTCTGGAGCTAATTGAGCTTCAACTGTAAGTAGTTCCTCTTGATCTTCGACTTCTAATACATCATTTGCGTGAGAATCATCTGTTGAACCTGGAGCTTTTAAATTTTTAAAGAAGTCATTAATGCCTTTTGACTTTGGGGCTTCTTGAGGAATAATTGGCATGCTTGGAGCGCTTTCTCCAGGCTTTGCAGTTGATCCAGGAATACTTGCTGGCAAACCTCCAATAGCACCACTACCTTGTCCTGGTGGGGCTGGAGAAGCTGTTGGAGGCGCATTAGTGATTCCTCCTGGCTTTGTAGCGTCTACTGGCTTTGCAGCAGGTTTAATAGCCGGCTGTGGAGAAGATTCCATTTTTAAATCTTCATCTTTGCCTGATTGATCTTGAGCAACAGAATATAAAATATTAGCAGCTTTAACAAAACCGTTTTTATTTAAAACGTTTGCCTGCCTAACAATTAAATCTTCATATAAACGCGTAGATAAACTTTTTTTATTTATAAGTTGAATTTTCTTTTTTAAATCATAAATAGCTTCTAATAATGATTCAAATTCTTTGCCCGAAAACATTTGACCTTCATTAGATCTTAATAATTTTTCTGCAGAATCTAATCTTCCAATAATTTTACTACGTTGTTTCTCAATAATGCCTCTTGTTTCCGCTACAGAATTTACATCTTCTTTTGCGAAATCAATATCTTGCTTTACAGGAGGCTGTTCTTTTGTAACATTTGATTTATTAGGAATCAAATATCCTATATCTGCATTTCCATAAAAGTATGATTGTGCATATTTGTACTTCAAGTGCGCCCCTTCCTGATAATATCTAAACCAATGAATAAAATCACTAACTTCTACGGGATTCCATCCGGCTGTAACTTGAGCTAATGCCGATTTATTATCAACTTTATTTTGTTGACTAATTAAAAGATCTTTTATTGCCTGCATCCATTTTTCAATATTTCTTTGACCAGGAATATGCATATATTGATTATCATTATTTGGATAAGCTATAACATCATCTAATGCTGGAAGCTCATCATGAGGAACATTTTTAAGCCATTTAACAAGGTTTTTAACCTTATCACTATTTAATAGTTCTTCAATATATTCTTGTGAATATGGTTGTGCCAATCCAGGATATGTTTCTGGATCCCCAATTAACTCATCAATTTTTCCTGGTTTATAAGGATTCATTATTGCTTTTAATTCCTCAGCTGTTGGGAATTCTGTAGGATTTTTTGGCTCTTTAATGTTTTTTGGTTTACTCATTGCAATTACTCATTGATTTTTTTATTAATGGTTTCGCTAAGAACTTTAGCATCTGCCAGGCGCATTTCTTGAGATGGTTCTTTATCAGGTGATGGCATTTTTAATTTACACATCTCTTCATTAAAAACTTCCATAAAATATAATGAAGACTCAAGATCCATTTGAGATAATACTTTTTTTATTACATCATGAAATACAGAAATATGCTGATCTACAACTTGTAATGTAACATTATGTTGAACCACTTGATCTGGCTGTTGTTCAGTAAATTTGTAATATTTGTCCAATAAATTAGCAAGAAGCTCGCCATATTCTTTAAACATACGATCTACTCTTGTATTAATATTTCTTGGATCTGCTTGAATTTCATCAAAGATTTGAGCAAAACGAGTTTCAACAACAACACATAAATGCGCTACCATTTTACGAACATCAATCTTTTCACTTGCCAATTCTAACATCTTACTTTTATAGGTTGGATTATTTTGAATAGATAACTCTAATTGGTCTTCGGTTGACATTACAACTGCTGATTTAGTCTTTGTTATATCTTCTTGTATTAAATTATAAATATCTAAATAATTTTCGTGAAATGATTTAATTGACTTTTCAGCAATAACAAATTTAACCTCACTAATATTTGTATACTTTGCCTCAAGCCAATCGTGCACATCTTTTGGAGAAATGCCAATAACTAATTTTGATATAATCTCATCACGATCGGGATGCTCCAATATTTTTTTCAATGACGTTTTATTCATATATACCTATATATGATGCAAAAAAAATGGCTTGCTAATAGCAAGCCATTTAAAATTTATATTTTAAAATTTATTTAACTATTTTCGCCAAGACGACCTTCTCTTGTATTAAAGATCGATTGTTGAGGCATTTCAATGCCTTGGGTTTGTTGAGATACGTCACCACCTGGAACTTTACTACCATTAATTAAATCAAATCCAGTATCAAAATTATAGGTTTTTTTATCCAATTCACATTGCCAAATATGTTCTCCAATACGAGCAATTTGGGCGCCCGCATGATCTGGGCAATATCTTGAACTTAATGGGGCTTCTAAAATCTTATATTCTTTAGTCATTTGACTTTTATCAATTGCTTTTTTAGAATCAGCAATTTTATTAGATTCTTCTAAATCTTTACGAGGATTTTCATATTTTTTTTTAATCTCATCTATTTTCTTCTCATCAGCTGCTTTTTTATTTGTTAAAGCATCTGGATTAGCTGCAATTGTTAATAATAACTCATCAATTACTGATGCTTGCTTTTTAAGAGCTGGGTCATCTGATGAATCAAGAGCGCTTGCCAAATTTGCAAGCTCTTCTAATGATTCTGGGGTTATATGTGAATCTTCTGCAGGCTCTAGATTATCAACATTTTCTGCTGCAATTCTTAAAGTATGAGCCGCTGAAACGCAAGATTCTGCAACTACTTTAGCGCAGTCATCATCATATTCTGCTAAAAGTAATGCTTCGTTATTTGGGCTTTCTAGCCAAGAAGCAATGGCGTATAACATATCTGCAATTCTCATTTACAACTCCAATTAATTTTGAAACTCTTCTAAAGCATCATCAAGATCTTTAACCCCTGATAAAACTTCCAATTTAACTTCTTGAGGTACAAGGTTCCATATTTTACGTTCATCTGCACTTAAATTAGAAATTAATTCTCTAACATTTTTCTTAGGCAAAATTGGACTTTTGACAGGTATTGCTCCAACAGCCCTTTCTTCTTTAAATTTTTGCTCTTCTTTAGATTTTTTAACTAACGGAACAATATGTTCTTTTAACATTTGCAATTTAGGAAGTAGCATCTTGTACTACTTTTTCCAAAGTAGATTTTGGTATTTTACCCCAAAGTTTTTTAAATTGTGGAGTGAACCATATACTTGTAGCTAATTTTACCACACTTTCATAAGGTCCAATAAATTGATTCCACTCATGAATCGCATTTACTCCAGATAATCCAATTAAATGAGAAACTAGTCTTACAAAATTTTCTTTCTCATGATTTTCAAGATTTCTTGTTAATCTACTTGTATTTCCGATTTCTTCCACTTCTTTTATTAAATTATCTATTCTTGTATTATCAATTAAACCATGTGATGATAAATTTTTTAAAATATCAATAGCGCCAGTATCTCTAGCATTTCTTAATTGATTAGCAAACGTATCAAATGTATGAGTTAATCTTCCAATTTTTTCCTCTATAAATCTTTTTGCCATAGAATTTAAAATTGAAGAATCCGAATAAGTGCCTTGCGTAGTAAAATAATCTCCATAAGTTTCTACCAGATTAAGAAATCTAGATCTTTTAATACCCCATTTATCTGAACCATGCGCTCCAACTTCAGTAATTATTAATTCTGAAATATCAAGTAATATTGCCGCCATCTTCTCTAATGATAAATTATCTTTATTAGTATATAATTGAGATATTTTTTCAATTATTTTTCTAGCATTCATTATTCCTAAAGAACCGCGAGAGCCAAATTGAGCGAATGGATCGTTTGCAAAATTTGCAACCTCTCTAAGCTCTTGTGAGGATCTAACTATTTTGGCCAATCTATCTATAATTTCAATTAATTCTGACTTAGCTTTAATTTTAAATTCATCAAGACTTATTTTTGCATAATTTTCATCATATGCTAATAGCTTAAGTTCAAATTTTCTAGCTAACTTAAGAAGATTGTTCATATATTACCCAAAAATTTTAGAATTATTAAATGTAGCAGCTTCATAAGTTTCATCCATCCCTCTTCTATATAATGGACGACAATTGCCTTGTTTATCTTGATAAACCTTATGAATTGGCAATCCAGTATGACCGCATACAGGATGTTCGCTAGATGCGCTTTTAACTATCATTGAACAAGTACATTCTGCTTCTTTTTTAACACCAGATAAGCCTGTTAAATAAATATTAAATCCAGAGGCATATGCTTTTTCATCACCAGAGTTTGCTAATACATTAAGAGCATCTTCTGCTTTTGCATGATTTCCGTCAACCATTGCTTGCCTAATATTATTAATAACATCACTTGGCTTTAATCCAAATTGAGCTGAAGCTGCAGCAGCTACTTTAAAATCTGTTTGATTTGTTACATATAATGAATTAACAGCGTCTTTATTAAATGAAGAAACTGAACCGTTACATAATAATACACTTGGAGAACTAAGCTTACCATTTGCAACCTTAATAGGAACAGTAAATGCAACTTTACCACCATCTAATGATACTCCATAATAAATAGTAGTATTATCGCTAGAAGTAATAGTAATTTGTGGATTTTTATAACCAAATGAAACGACTTCTCTTGCAATTGCTTCCATGGCAATTTTAACTTTATCTGCACCAAATTCAAATGCAGCAACTCCAAATGGAGATGAAAAAGTTTTTTCAAATGAGATAAACTCATCATATTTTGGAAGCTCTACATCTTTAACTGTTACAGTTTCAATTTTTTGACCGACAATTGAACCATCAAAAAACTCCGACTTGCCTTGTCTTGTAGCATTTAATCGTGTTAATGCAATTTCTGTATCACTAACTTCTCTATTTTCAGAAGCAGCCTTTGTTAATACGCTTAAAATTGCAGATGATGTAATTTGAAGTTTCTTACCTGCATATTCTTTAATATAAGATTTAATATTTGTATTATTAAGATCGGCTGGACCTGAATTTCCCATAAATGCAGTGGCTTCAATTAATATATTTTTAGAAACTTCTATTGGCACTAATAAGCTTGTTACGCCTTTAGGTGTTTCATAATCTGCTTGAATAACTAAGAATTTCTCATTTCCTTCGACAACTTTTAATGCATTTGGTTTTAAGTTCCAAGCGTCTAATGTTGAGCCAATAGATTTAATTGCTTTATCAGCTAATGATTGGGAATATTGTTTTAACGGAATAGATGAGTCAAACACGCTACTAAGAGCATTTGCTAAAATTGGATCAGATACTTGATAGGTGGTTTGAATGTCTTTAGCATCATCGCGGGTAGATTTGTTTACAACCTCTTCTTCAACAACACCTAATTCGTCTCCAAAGAATTGGGCAAATTTAGTATTTTTTGTATATAATTTAGCATAAAGACTTCTAAAGTCTGATTTGCTTATAAATATTTTATTGTTATCTGCCATTTTTTCGATAACTCGGGACATGGCGCCAAAAGTTTGATCATGAGGAAAAGCCTCAACACATTTAGCTAATTTTGCAGCTAAAATTGGGGTTGCTACTTTTTCATTATCCTCTACTGACTTTGCTAAGGAACTAATTAGTTTCTGTATTTTATCAAAACTCATTTAAACACCTATTCCGTTTATACCAATTCAGGGTATTTATTTAATACCTCTTTTTTAGCTGATTCTGTAAGCTCATTTAATAAAGCTTTAACTAATTTCTTATTTTCAGCTAATTTAGAAGGGAGATATCGTTCAATTTGTGAAAGTTCAGTACGAGGAATTCCTAATTTGCTTGAAGCAATTTTAACTAAAGGATCGCCTTTATAATTAATTTGTAAGTCTCCAGCAGTTTTGCTAATAGACACTTGCCAATCAGATGCGGTCTTTTCTACCGATTCGTCATCTTGATAAATTGATACTATATAATCTCCATCATCAGAACTTTGAATTTGCCAAAGGTTTGCACCATTGTCAGAATCTTTAAATCTAACAACATCGAAAGCTACCCTTTCGATTTGGTCTTGTACATCTTCAAGTTTATAGGCTTTTTTTAAAATCTTAGTCTCTAAGCCTGTATAGTCTATTGCAAAATTTGACATCATGCGCTCCAATATATTGTGCCGTTTAATATGCATAAATATGTGCTACTATTAGTATTTCGAAAATATTACCCTAATTTAATCAAATTATATTATAATTAAAACAAAAACGGCATGCTAATTAAAGCATGCCACTATTAATCATTTTCAATAATAGAATCGTTTGATTTATCAATCCAAACTTTTTTGCCATCTATAACTTTTAAAGTTTTACCTTTTATATTGCTCATTCTTTTTATAGTTGCTTGTCTAATTTTTTCCAAAGCTTCTGGAGTATGACGATAGCCCAAACCATTTTTTTTACCTAAACAATTTTTATTACCTTTTAAAGATTCAGAAAGATTTGTTCGATGCTCTTCAGATCGCTCTTTACCTCTCCAAAAATCTCCTACATCATTTTTAAACTTATCAGATCGTATTTTACCAGTATTGCCTTTAGAAACCTTCTCTCGTGTTTCTTGAGAGACTTTGTGTCCCATTAATTTATTAGAGACTTTACGTTTCCAATCTTCTGTCTTTGATGCATTATTTCCACCATTAGAAACATTATATCCTTTACCCATAGAAATATGACTTTCATATTGAATTATTAATAATACTTCAACCTCATTGGCATCATCCTGCGTCTTGCATGAAGTAATTGATTCAAACATGAAATTTTCAATACCATATTTTATCATTGCATGATGTATAATTTGATTGGGATTATTTTTAGCCGCTCTTTTATGATCATACCATCGTTGCTTTAAAGCTATAGTTTGCCCAATATAAACTTTATTATTTACTATATTTGTTATACAATATAGTGAGTATATTTTTTGTATCTCTTGCGCCATTCAACGCCTCCATACAATATATACCTTATTTTGGTAAGATTTACCACTTCTCTTCTCGAACCTCGGCTATTTTTTGAAGAATTTCTTTAATCTTCTCATCACTTTCAATAATTTTTCTAATTTTCTTTCTGGCGCCGCCATAAACTCTTTTGCCATTTTTATAATCAACATTACCATTTAGAGATTTAGTAATGGAACTTTGATTGACATTTAGCATTTTGGCAATTTCCATCTGAGTATAGCCGTCTGCATATAATCTAATAACTTCTCTTTGACGATCTGTTAATAATGTATCTACAACTCTCCAAAATTCAATCTTAAGCTGATCTTCAAGATCCATTAAGTTTTCATCATACTGAAAAGGATTTAATCTGGCAGATATACTATCTTCATTAGGAAATGCTTCCATCATATCATTCGAACATGCCGTCTCAAGTAAAAGGTATTGGTAGGAATCAGACCTGTTTTTTCTACGCTCCATATTGCCTCATTAAAGTTTAATGTTATGTCTTATCAAAATATCTCTAATAGTAGTTCTACCACACTTAAATTGTTTAGATAATTCAATTATTGAAATAATGCCCTTACTATATTCTTTATCTGTACTATTTAACTTTTAACACTAAAAACAAGGGACTCATAATTATTTTGTGATAAAAATTCATCAATATCCTTATAACCATCTGGTAAATAAAAATTATGAATATTAGCTAACTTACCAAACTTATCTAGAATGCGCCTTCTTCCTTTTTCTCCAGCCTCATCCTTATCTAATAATAAAAATATATTATTGGTGTATCTGCTAATGAGTGAAAATTGATAGGTACTCATATTAGAATTTCCTAAAGCAACAATATTTCTAAATCCTTTTTCAACAGACTTAATTACATCAAACTGACCTTCAACCACAAAAACGCCATCATTTTCTAATATTGCTTTTTTATTTTCATATAATCCATATAAAAAGTTTCCTTTTTTAAACTTTTTATATGCATTAGATATAAATTCTGTGTTTTTATATTTAGATATTTTATTCTTTTGTCTATCAGAGTCTGATAATAATGTCCTGCCAACAATTCCAACAATGTTACCATAAGCATCTCTATAAGGCATTACTAATGGATGATTTTCAAAAAATAAAAAATTAAGCGTTCTAGGACACCAAGCGTCTTCTATTTCTTTTGAATATAAAAGCTTATCATCTCTTAACTCCGACTCATCAACTAATGATAATAGTGCGTCTATATTTTGAATATTAGGAAAATAACCAAAATCAAATTGATCTTGAGATACTATAGCAAGTCTTTCATCAAGATAATCTTTGCAAGCTTTGGCTTCTGGATAATTGTTAAGTAAGTATTTACATGAATCAACAATATTTTTAAGCATCAAACATCCTTGTCGACATTTTTCAATTTTTCTTTTAACATATTTTTAAATGGTATGCTTAAATTATCTAATGGTTGACCACAACTCCCACATACTATATCATCTTTTACATGTTTTGGTCTACTTTCTATATTACATTTGGGACATTTAACAGAAAAAGATGTCGTATTTTTAGGTTTAAATTGTTTAGAACTTTTCATTTGCATTTTTGCAAAATAAGTAATATTAGATATTTCTTTATGACATATAGAGCAATATACTTTATCTTCTTTTGGATCTATATATGGTTCCATATGTTTTCCACAACCTTTATTTGAGCAAGGCATTGTGAACGCCATAATTATTCCTTTGTTTTAAGAGTAGAAATTATTATTGAAACATCATCTGGATATTTAACATCAATAATAACTTGCTGATCTCCCTGCCTATTAACACCTAATTTCGGCATTTTAACAATATCTTTATTTTTTGTTTTGGGAGATACATATATATCTTTCATTCCATCAATTGTGTTAATTTTTTTAGTACACCCCTCTAAAGCTTCTAGCAATGAAATATCTAATTTAGATATAACATTCATTTCATCAAGTGTAAGACCATCTATTGGAATAACATTTATTTTTAAATGAACATCTGTATATTGATCTGTATTAAAAATACTGCCAGCAAAATTACCCATTCCGCCTAATCTTAATATTCCTCCATTTGGGATACCTCCTGGTATTGAAACTGATACAGATGTCTCCACCATAATAGAACCTTCTGTCTTACACTCATGACATGGAGAAACTGGAACTCGCCCTTTACATTTATCACACGTTCTAGCAGAAAAACTATGTCCTTGTTGATTAACAATCATACCATTTCCACCACAACGATCGCATCCGTTATTTTGTTGAATTCCGCCATTACCGCTACATGACCCACATTTAACTTTTCTATTATACTTAAGATCTGTTTTTGACCCAATTACTGATTCTTTAAATGATATAGTAGCATTTAATGCTATATTACTATTGACAATATGAGTAAATGGAGATTGTGGTCTTGAATTCCAATATGGAGTATTTGGCTCGGTATCTTTTCCTGTTGATACGATTTGATATGCTTCATTTATTTGCTTAATGATACTATCATCTGATTTATTAATATCTGGATGATGTTCTAATACCTTCTTTTTATATGCTTTTTTAATTTCATCGGACGTAGCGTCATATTTAATATCTAATATGTTATATGCTTCTTTTTTGTTCATTAATATGCCTTGTGCCCTTGACCTTTGCTTTTGTTTTTGTTTTTGTTTTTTTAATTTTCGGCGCTTTAATTTTGCCAGTTAAAATAAATGCATAATATAGCGCGACCGCCACAGCGTCCGCCATATCCATACTTTCACTTTTAATTTTGCCTTTTTTGTCCTTGACATATGGGAATGTAATTCCTAAATGTTTAGACACAAGGTCCGGGATTTCTTCTTTTTTGGGTAGGGTTTTTCCTAATTTAAGCGCGTGCCTTATTGACATAACACTAAATAAGCCTGGATGAGAAGATAAATAATCATATGCCATAATACCCAATGCCCTATTAAAAGCTGATAAGGTAGTAGTAGTAGTAGCAGTACTCTTAATCATAAATAAGATAAGATCTTCAATACCAATATAATCTGGTTTCTCAACATCTATAATTTCCTTTATTTTATTTCTAGTAAAGATAACTTTATCTAAAATAGTTCCATCTTTAGGTGGTTTTACAAAATCACATTTAATAAACTGTATTTTATTATTATCATCAATCTCTAATACTGACCATCCGACACAAGAAGAAGAGATGTCCAATCCAAATATTTTTTTACTCATACCAGGAGATATAACTTGAAAAATAAAAACGAGGATTAAGATTTCTCCTAACCCTCGTTTAAAACACTATATTAAGTTTTCTTTAAACGCTTGGCTCATCGCCTGCATATGCAGGAAAGCTTTGATCCAATTCTTCATCATCAGCCATACTGACGGTTGGAGTTTTTGGAGCTTGCTTAGGGGCTGCCTTTTTACCTGCTACAACCGCTGGCGCTACTGGGGCTGCGGCAACACCATCAGCACCATTAATCTTATCAAGTCTCTTTTGAACTTCTGCTGGTGTTGGGGGAGTTACTCTGCGCTTTAAATCATCAAAATCAACTGCATCTTTTTTGACTTGGTCTTCTGCAGACAATGGCTCTTTTGAGATTGGTTGAACTGAATAATATCCAGTTGCGCCACCATTTTTATCTACAACAATATCAATATCATATTTGGTTGGATCTCCCCAACGCGCAGTATTTCTTGCTAATTTTCTAATCTGTGAATAAACTGCGAAAGATACGTCCAAAATTTTGTATGTATTGGTCTTTCGACTAATTACGCCAAGCAGCCAACGCGCCTTGGCTTTATCTTGTCCAAGATCACAAAGTGGACAGCTTCCATGGACAGCCGAACATGATACTTTATGTCCAAAACCAGCCTCGCCATCTTTCTTATACTTATGTACTAAATACTGAAATGGT